AACGACTGTAGGTTTAGTTTGTTCGTAAGCAAATTTAACGTATGCAGCCGTATCGCCTCTAAATTGTTTTAACAATGCCAAATCTTTTGCAGGATCACCCGTTACCGACGGCAATGCAGGGCCACCGCCAGGTGGTCTAAATTGACCCTGCGGCGCTACACCTTGAGTCGATACACCTTGCATTGGCATAGTTTGAGTCGGTGCAATTTGCGGCGGCATACTAATTTCTTGATTTGGTGGTAAATTTTGATCTGCGCCCGACGGCCCTATTGGAAATGATTGTGCTACTGGCATTGTTTGAGCTTGCGGCACATTTACTGCTGGCATACCCTCCCCAAACGTTGTAAGCGCTGGTTGCTGTAATGCTTGTGCTAATTGTTGTGGTTTTGTTCGTTCAATGGGTGGTAATCCAACTAAAGCACGATCAGCGTTTTCAGATTTATATAATAAATCTTGACGGCCTTCATCGGCTTTCTCCATTTGCTGCCCTGCAAAATAACCTTGCAAAATTTTGGCAATTCCAGATAACGGCGAAATAGGCGCTTGAATACCTTGATATGAACCAACATCAATTGGTTGCAATGCCTGTTGTTGCAAAATTTGAGCCATTTGCTCACGCCGAGCAATTGAACGGTAATCCTCGTCATAAGGCCCAGGCGCTCTGTAGCCTTGTTGGGTCGGAACATTAGGAAACATAGTTGCCATGACTTACCCCGTGTAATTATTTGCAGTAAATTGTGGCGCTTGAGCGTTAGCCGAATCAAACATACCGCCAATTTGAGCTTGACCAAGTTTTAACCGAGCCATGTAATCTTTATAGTCTCGCATATCGCCTTGTTGACTATATTGGTTGTACATCCGCATTGCATCTTGAACGCCGCCAAATGGGTTTTGAGCTTGTTGCCCCATTGTTTGCGGCATTTCTTGTTGCCCTTGCAATTGAGTCGGTTGCTGCTGCTGTTGCAACATTTGAGCCATTTTTTGCTGCGGGGTAAGGTTTACATATTGGTTAAGCATCGCAATTCCTTAACAACTCTAAAGTAGGCAACAAGGCAGACTTAAGCGCCGCCATGTTTATTTTATATTTTTCATGCAAATTTGGGTGTTTTTCTTTCATCCATGCCACTCGATCCGTTGAATGTGCCAAATACGCTGTGCAATCGTAACAATCAAGACTTGAATGGTCGATTGCATAATGCTCTGGTAACTGACATTGAGTCCGTAAAAACGCCAAAACTTGCTCTTTTGTCCATGTTTCTATCGGTTGGATGTACGTCACACCATTAACAACCGATCCGTGCCGTGCTGTGGATTTGTGGCTTTCATCGAGCCTTTGCCCACGAATTAAGTGTGTAATGCCACGTTTTGCAATGGCCTCTGTCAGAGGTTGTCCAATATTCATCCAACAACAATTGTTAAAACTTTGTACTCGTACTGGTTTATCTCCTGCAAACACCATGCCATCAACAGTATGGTCAATCGGCACAATATCGCTTGGATAACCGTAAAACTTAATTTGCTGCTCTTGATCTGACTTAACTTCAATAAACTCAACTGCCTCTGCTTTTACTTGCTCAATAATTTCGATTGTTTCAGGGTAAGCCTTGCCAGTATTAGCCCAAAAGACAACGGGATTCTTTTCACGGTACAAATACCAACACGCTAAAGAATCTTTCCCACCCGAAAAAGCTAGTCCAATCATTAGTAATACATTGCTGCCATACCAGCCAATGAAGTAATGCCTTGAATACCTGCATTAGCACCTGATTGGGCAATACCGTAGCGTGACATATCAGCCTGTCCTTGGGCTTGCGTACCCGCAAAGGTTGGTGCTGGTGCAACGCTTGTACCCTGATAGCCTTGGAATTGCGGCAGTTGAATCTGTGAACCGCCCATAAGTCCAATGATTTCGTTAATCGGTTGCGCCCGTAATGCCAAATCTTGCGCCAATTGTTGTTGTTGTGCGGTGTTTTGAAACTGAGCTTTGTTAAGTCCTTGGCTAAATTGCGTACCTTGACTTGTCATCCCTTGACCAAAATTCTGACCAATTGCAGCATTTGCAAGTTGGTCGGCAGTTACGCCTTGACCGAAATTTTGACCAACAGCGGTGTTATACAGACCAGCTTGCGATAATTGTTCGTTTAATCCTTGCTGACGAGCCGCCATGTCAATGTTGATGCCTTGCAGCGCAGCTTGGCTATACAAGTCGTTAATGCCCATTTGACGGTTTCTGTATGCAGCATCGTAGGCTTGTGTGCCAGGCGCTAAACCTTGGTTTGCCAATGTTTGCCTAAACGATGCGTCACCGGCCTGAATAGTGGGGTCAAGTCTTGCCAAGATAGCTTGTTGAGCATTGATGCCTGAATTGGTAGGCATTTGCGTCAGGCCGCTAGTATCAATTTGACGTTGCGCTAAACCATAAGTATCAGCAGCAGTTTTTGCTTGTGCTAACCCATATTGATCGCCTAAAGGTACAGCACCATATCCGCCAAAATCTTTTTTAATATCAACCGATGTTGGTGTAAACGGTCTTGATAACGTGTCGTAAGCATTTGCAATACCTCTTTCACCAAGATTTGCCAATGCAGTCTGGACACGTTGCTGTGACTCTAAAGTTTGTTGCGCTTGCGGAGTAAGGGTTTGCGTTACAGTTGGTATCCCGCCACCAGTCATAAAACCTTCACGGGTTGGTGCTGCACCTCGTTTTTTTTGTGCAGCATCGTAGCCTGCTTGGTCAAAATATGTGTACTCATTGCCCGAATCCCCAGCACCACCGCCTGTTTGATAATACTGATTACGGTCTATGTTTCCAGCGTTATATTTAGCCAACGCCGTTTCAAATCCAGATTGATCAAATGTTGGGCTTGAATAAGTGACGGTTTGATTGCCAAACGGTGTATACATATTTGGGTTTGACATAATGTTTGACTGTTTTGCAGCGGCAAGGTTATCGATACCCTGTTGTTTAGCTGCGCCCAAATAGTCTGGTGTTGGTGGTGATGCTACTGACTTACCCATTTTCTACCCCTAGAAATCGGCAATTTTCTCGTGCCAATGTCAAAAATATAATATCGCCATCGAGTGAGGCATCTTTTAATCTTGCTTCTTCAACAAAACCCATTTTAGTAACTAATTTTATGCTTTTTGCATGACTACTGACTACTGGCACAATAATCTTTTTTACCTGACAAACATTAAAGGGATAGTCAAATATTGCTTTTAAATACGCCTTTGTCATGCGTCCTTCAATTGCTATATGACAAAAGATACTCTGACGATTCCAGTTTTCGTAAATTACGCCTGCAACCGTTACCCCATCTTTTTGCAAACCAATTGCACTTGATTCTTCTGCAAAGAACTTTCCCGCTATCCTTTCTGCTACCCAATGCCCGATTTCCTCGCCTTGGACTATATGCCAGGCCATCCCTGTTGGTAAACAATGTCCGTCGATGCCCATAGAATTGTGATTCCTTGAGAGGCAGATTTAAACTGTGTGCCAGCGCAATACCCAATGCCAGTTACGCCTTGCCAGTTGTTTGTAATTACCGTGTCTGTAGCCCAATAATCCACATCCCACAGCGCAGTGTCCCATTTAGCAGATACTTGTGGGCTAAAGCTAAGCGCCGCAGTTGTGTCTGCTAGGTCAAAATCAATGTTTAACCCAATAAAAATTGACGGTGCGCCGTTTGTAAAGATTGACGGTCTAGCTCTTGTAAAATATTTTTTTACCCCACGGGCATCAAAGTAATTAAATGCTTGCAACGCATAAGCGTCTATGTCGCTTGTGTCATCGGCAAAGTTGTCATCCCACGCATGAGCAACAAATCCGTTGCCACCCCAGTACGACTCGTTATTAAAAATTGTCCAACAATTAGCGTATTGACCCGTAAAGTTGCACCATGATTTAGTAATGTTGTTCATTACATATTGCTGTTGTTGACCTTCAGCAATAGGCACATTGACCGTTAAAGCATTGCGTTGCGGGTCAAAACTAATGTCCCACCCAAAATTACCGCCATATTGTTGCGTTGCGGCATTAAATGCGCCTTGGATTTTGTCTGATAATGCGACCCTTGGATCAAGTCTTGATGATTGCAGGCTTGCAGCAAGTGGGTAAAGACCGTTATAAGTTAAAACAAGTATGTCACCGCCGTACTTCATGAGACAACGCTTGCCAACGGGCTTGCCAAGCCTCCAAACGCCTATTAGCGCCCATTTCGTAGAGTCTGAGGGGTCAGTACCTGCGTAGACAATAACCTCGCCATTGGACGTTATAAACACTAGGTTATCGTCAACACCATACCCTGCGTCTAGCGTCCATGTCCCGACCGACACAAGATAACCGCCAAGTTGGGCAACCGAACTAAGATCAATATAATTGGCTGCGCCTGCAATGCTCAATGTTGCCAAATACCACGCTTTTAGGGT